ATGGATTTGAAATTGATGATGAATGGGTAGTTGGTTACGGATTAGATGACAACGGATTAAAACGAGAATTACAAGACATATACAAGGTTAATTAATGTATCAAGCAATAGGTTACGACAAAAAGAATAGCATTATGCACATATGGGATGATGAATTGGGACATCAAAAGTTTCCATTCAAACCGTATGCATATTTGCCAGATGATTCAGGACAACATCAATCTTTGGATGGAGTTAGATTATCGAAGGTAGATGGCAATTGGAGAGATAATTCATCCGCATATGAATCAGATTTAAATGAAGAAATGCGTACGCTTATTGACCTTTATTACGAAAGCGATTTAGTTTCAAAAGGACATAGAGACTTTTTCTTTGATATCGAAGTAGAACGGGACGAAGATGGGTATTCGACTCCCGATGAAGCTCGTTCACGAATAACGTCCATTGCATATTATGATAAAGCTGGGCGTACCATGAAAGTTTTGTTGTTAGATGAAGCAAGAAGAGTAAAACACGATTCATTTTCTACTAATAAATATGATGTGGAAATATTTGATTCTGAAGCAACAATGCTTATGCGGTTCATTAATGCATTTGCAGAAATACAACCCACGGTAATTACAGGTTGGAATACAGATAATTTCGATATTCCGTATCTTGTTAATCGCATCAAAAAAGTATTAGGTGCACAAGCAGTTAAAAAATTATCTCCTGCAGGTATTGTTGAATGGAACAAGAATCGCGAAAGGTACAAAATATTCGGTGTATCTAGTTTAGATTACTTAACATTATACAAAAAGTTTACATATACCGAGTTACCAAATTATCGTTTGGATACTGTTGCAAAAAAAGAATTGGGCAGAGGTAAAGTTGAATATGATGGCGATTTAGATCAATTGTTTGCAACAGACATTCACAAGTTTGTTGAATATAACGTAACAGACGTTGACCTTATTTATGAAATGGATGAAAAGCTGCAACTAATTGCACTTGCACGAACCATATGTCATAAAGGACATGTTCCTTATGAAGATGTATATTATGCATCTAAATACTTAGATGGTGCAGCGATTGTGGATTTGAAACGCAATGGATTAGTTGCTCCTAACAAACAATTTAGATTTGTTGAAGAAGAATCAGAAGCTGATGCACTTGCAGGAGCATATGTAAAAGATCCAATACCAGGATTGTATAAATGGATCTATGACTTAGATTTAACGTCACTGTATCCAAGCATCATCATGAGTTTGAATATTTCTCCAGAAACTAAAATAGGTGTTATTTCAAATTGGAATCAAGAATGCTTATTGAAAGATGAAGCACAACAAGCTAAATTTGTTGATGGCACATATGTACAGAATGTTAAGCAATGGTTGCAAGACAAACGGCATACCGTTGCAAGTAATGGTGCGGTATATCGTACAGACATCAAAGGCTTCTTACCGACGATTCTAGAAAAATGGTTTGACGAACGTGTTACATATAAAGACAAACGAGATGAATATGCAGTTGGAACAGAAGAATATAAATTCTACGATGCATTGCAATTAACACAAAAAGTATTGCTTAATTCATTTTACGGAGTATTAGGACTTAAAACATTTCGCTTTCACGATTTGGATAATGCAGGTGCAATTACCGCTACAGGTCAAAGTGTAATTAAATTTTCAGCAAAGGTAATTAACAATCATTATGCAAAAGAAACGGGACAAGATCATTTTATTAATGCAACCAATGGTAAAGCAGAATTTGCTTTTTACACAGATACAGATTCAACATTCGTATCTAGCTTACCACTTATTGAAAAGCGTTTTCCTGGATTTGATGAATCAGATGAACAATTTATGATTGACCAAACCAATGCAATTGCATCGGAAGTACAAAAGTTAGTAAACACGATGTATGACCGATATGCTGTTGTATTTCACAATACCGAATCACATCGTTGGCAAATCAAACAAGAATATGTTGCAAAGTCTGGTTTATGGATTGCTAAAAAGAGATATGCACAATGGGTTATTTTTAAAGAAGGTAAACCTACGGATAAACTTGATATCAAAGGATTAGATGTCGTAAGGTCATCATTTCCAGAAGATTTCAAAAAAATCATGAAAGAAACATTGTGGCACGTGTTAAAGGAAAAAGATAAAACCGAAACTACGGATATGATTCACAAATTTAAATCTGGATTGAAATCATCTCCAGTATTAAATGTAATGAAGAACTCCGGAGTCAAAGAAATATCAAAATTCACAAAAGGCCGTAAACCATTTACAGGATATGAAAAAGGTACTCCGGCACACGTTAAAGCCGCAATCAATTTCAATGATTTATTGTCAATGTATAAAATTCGAGATATTCAACCTATTCAAAACGGCGAAAAGGTAAAATGGGCATATTTGTCAGATAATCCATTTGGCTTTGATACCATTGCATTACGAGGATATGAAGATCCACAACAAACCATGGATTTTGTTGCACAATATATTGACCGCAATAAAATCTTTGAAAAGGAATTGAAAAATAAACTTGATGATTTTTATGCTGCAATGAATTGGGGCGCATTTCCAGAAAATAATTCGGTAGCAAAATTCTTTTCATTTGGAAAATAAGAATAAATTCATTATAATATAGTATGATTGGTTATAGAACGCATTGGTATGGTAAAGAAGTTGAAGGACGCTTTACGGATATCGAAACATTGTTTATTGCAGATGTCAAGGCAATGTATAAAAAATTAACACCTTGTGCACACATTTATTTTTGTTCTCCAGCAACAGAACAATTAATTAAAAATCAATCATGGGATTCGGTATTTGCAATGATAACAGATACTACATTTGTTACAATTGAAGTTACTCCTGGTATGTTAAAACATGTACCACCTATGATTAGAATTAGAGCACATATTTTATTGATGTTAGATTGTGAAGATGCTGCATTGTTAAAACAAACAGATAGCATTAAAGTTGTGTATGCAGATTATTCTTTATATTGCACAACGGTTCACAATATGCAACATGTTACTCCAGATGACTATAAATTTGACAGACAATGAAGATAGGACTTATTGCCGGTAGCTTCGATGTATTACATCCAGGCTACATTGAAATGTTTGAACAAATGGAAGATGAATGTGATCAGGTATGGGTATTGCTCCAAACCGATCCAACGATTGAACGTCCCGAAAAAATGAAACCAGTTCTTTCAGTTAAAGATCGAACATTGATGTTGATTGCATTGCGACACGTTAATCATGTTATTCCATATACATTGGAATCGGAATTGCATTATAAATTAAAGCGGTTTGCTGAAAACAAATCCGCCGAATATGTTCGTTATTTAGGTGATGATTACATCGGAAAGAAATTTACGGGCGATGATTTAGATCTTCCAATTCAATACTTAAGCAGAGACCACGGTTGGTCAACAACTAAATATAAAAAATTAATAGCAGATGAAGTACAGCGTAGTAGTAACATTTAGTATTGAAGGGTTCCATTGTTGGCCCGACGCAAAAGACGTTTTTCCGGAAGTAGCATTTTTATCAGAACGCCATCGTCATATGTTTGGATTCCGTTGTTATGCACGAGTAACACATACAGATCGAGATGAAGAATTTATTTTATTGAATCGCAAGATACAAAAAGAACTTCGAATTGGCTTTACTGAGGATACGACTAACGTATTAGAATTTGGCTCAATGAGTTGTGAGGCAATTGGAGAATGGTTATTAGAACAGTTTCCATCTCTTTATAAAGTAGAAGTGTGGGAAGATTGGGAAAATGGTGCAATCATAAAACGATCTAAAGCATGAAAATATATTTAGTAGACATAGAATCAGTTCCAACTCGTTATACTTGCGAATGGAAAAATCATGTACCGCAATTGCTTCGAGATAATGGATTTGATGTTGAGGTAGTTGAGGGTGACATCACAATACCAGAAGCTGCAACACCAGGTGCCTTTTTGAATTTCGGTGGTACCAATATGTATAAGTCAACGCAAGTACATAAATTGGCATCGTGGTTTACTCAAGGAAAAATACAAGCAGGTGACCATATCATTTTTACAGATGCTTGGCATCCGGGTATCGTCAATGTAAAATACATGAGTGAACTTTTAAATATTCCTGTTGTAACGCACGGACTTTGGCACGCGGGTTCATATGACCCAAATGACTTTTTAGGTCGTCTCGTAGGAGATAAACCATGGATACGACACGCCGAACAAGCAATGATTGCATCATACAATCATAATTGGTTAGCAACTAAGGCACATTTTGATTTGATGAATAAAACATATGATATATATCACGATCCAACTTTCAATAAGACAGGTTGGCCCATGGAATATACACGCAATATGATTGAACCAAAGCTTTGGGTATTGAAAGAAGATATCATTGTGTTTCCGCATCGCATTGCACCAGAGAAACGTTTAGATTTATTTCAAGAATTAGCTGCTCGACCAGAATTGGCACATTATCAATTTTGTGTAGCAATGGAAATGAATTTGACAAAAACAGAATATCACGAATTGCTTCGTCGAGCTAAATTTGCAGTGTCATTTGCAGATCAAGAAACATTGGGCATTTCAATGTATGAATCAGCGTGCGCAGGAGCATGTCCAATTGTTCCAAATCGATTATCATATACAGAAATGTATGACCCAATGTTTAAACAAGCAGACAGTGTAGATGAAGCGGTAGCAGCAATATTGCGATATGAACAACACAATATAGCTGGACAAATTACACAATTGGTAGACAAATTACATAATAACTTTTTTTCAGCAACTAAATTAATTAATAAACTAAAGGAATACGATGGCAGAAAATAAAAGATTCATATACTTTCCATCTTTATCTGCAGGATCTATGGTATCTGCATTTAAGAAAGATATGAAGTTTGAAAGCGGCGATCCAGTAAAATTCTTTGATTCTAGATATCCTGCAGAATGGAGACATCCATACTTTCTGGTTACAGCAGGACATCATTACAAGAAAATGGATTTTCGCGATCAATTGGGATTAGAAAAAGATGTGCTAGTATTTGGTGACTCAGGAGGTTATCAGATTGCAACGGGCGCATTACCATATAGCAATGAATTACGAGAAAAGATTTTTCATTGGTTAGAAGCAAACAGCGATGTAGCGGCTAACTTGGATATTCCGCCTAAGACAAAGTATCGAAATAAATTTGCAGAATGTGCAGATATTAGTTTTGATAATTTTGCTTGGTTTGAAAAACATCAAAGCGGCAAGACAAAATTCTTAAACATGTTGCAAGGTTCAAATACTGATGAATATACTTGGTGGTATCATAAATTTAAGCATTTTGATTTTCAAGGATGGGCAATTGGAGGTCCGCAGAAATTAGTTGATTTCATGTTTGCAATTTCTTTAATGCTCAAAGAAAGAGAATTTGAAAATAAACGATTAGAATATGTTCACTTGTTAGGCATTAGCAAAATATCAGATTTCTTTATTTTGGCTACATTGCAAAAATTGATGAATGCGCACACCGGAAACCGAATCTATATAACAACGGATTCTAGTTCGCCAGGACAATATCCAGTATTTGGAACTTATCTCCATTCAACAAATTACAAGTCACAAACATTCTCAGAATTGTATTTTCCAAAGAATGCCGAATATCGCAGACAAGCACATATTCGTCAAGGTAAAACGGGTGGAGTTGCAATTGACTTAACACAACATGTACCTTGTGCATTAGGTTGTCCAGCTTGTACGGATTTTACTTATGATTTATTAGGTGGAAAGACAGATGCAGGTTTAGACCGTTATTCGCAGGAAGCTATGCCTAGAATGGTTGTTCATAATACGCATTTGTATGTACAAGCTGCAAATGAAATCAATCAAATGGTTGATAGTCACGTAGAATTGTTAGAAACAGTAATACCAAGAGACTTATACGATGTAATTTTGTCATTACATGAAATGTTTGCAGATCCGGATTCGGCTCCGCAAGTATATGAAAAATACATCAAAACATATAAAAAATTCGGTGGTAGCAGTATATCAACTACCGATGCAGAAAATTTTAATAAATTCTTTACATTTTAAATTGGAATAAATAATGGAAAAAAGCAAGTTACAATCGTTCATTAATCGTTATTATTTAGCAGGAAACTGCGAAGCGGTTATCTTAAAGGAACAAGAAAATTCAATTAATTGTGAATTGATTGATATGGATCAAACCGTAGTAGGTAAAATTAAATGGAATACGACTCCTTTTATGAAAGGTATGTTGGGTATTAACCACACCGGAGCATTGATTAAGATGCTAGGAGCATTAGGTGAAAATATTGCAATCGATGTAAAAGATGCAGCAGGTAAGAATTATGCTATGAAAATTTCAGAAGGTAGCACACAAGCAACTTTTATGTTAGCTGACACGACAGTTATTCCTGCGGTACCATCAATCAATGCAGAACCTGATTATCAAGTAACCATTCCGGTTAATGAAGAATTTGTTAGCAAATTCATCAAAGCAAAAAATGCATTACCTGATGCAAAGAATTTTGCAGTGCAAGTAATTAATGGACAAGTAAAATTCATTATCAATTACACAACGGTAAATGCAGATAATATTTCTTTTGAAGTTGGCCCCACTAATATAAACAATATGGATCCAGTTTGTTTTTCAGCAGACAAATTAAAAGAAGTACTTGTAGCTAATCGTGGTGATTCGGGAGAATTAAAAGTATCTCCAGATGGATTATCTAGAATTGAATTCAAGGGCTCAGATTTTGAATCAACCTATTGGTTAGTAATGTTACAAAATTAATATGATGATAGTACAAGTAATAAATGAATCATTGAATATGTTGCCAGCATATGAAACACCTCAAAGTGCCGGCATGGACGTAAGATGTACAGAATACATCGTAATGAATCCGGGCGAAAGAGTATTAGCAAAAACAGGTTTGTTTGTACAAATACCTGCAGGATTTGAGATTCAAGTTCGTCCTCGTAGCGGATTGGCATTGAAACAAGGAGTAACTGTATTGAATACTCCAGGAACTATTGATTCTGATTATCGAGGCGAAATTGGTGTTATTTTAATTAACCATAGCAGCACGGTTGTAGAATTTGCTAAAGGAGAACGAATAGCACAATTGGTATTGTCTCGAGTAGAACGAATTCAATGGGAATTAACTGATTCATTATCAGGAACAAAACGAGGTCAGCACGGATTTGGCTCAACAGGTAAATAACATGATAGGACAACAAGAAAATACACTCTGGGTAGAATCATTTCGCCCAGACACCTTAGACGGGTATATAGGAAATGAACATATTATTGAAAAAGTTAAAATCTTTATTTCCAATGGCGATGTTCCGCATCTTTTATTTTATGGATCAGCTGGAACAGGCAAAACGACGTTGGCGAAAATAATAGCAAACAGCGTTGATGCAGATTTAATGTATATTAATGCATCTGATGAAAACTCAGTAGATGCTGTACGAGATAAGATCAAGCGATATGCATCTACTGTTGGATTTAGACGTTGGAAAATTATTATTTTAGATGAGGCAGATTATTTGACACCAAATGCACAAGCTGCTCTTCGCAATTTAATGGAAACATATAGCAAAACAACTAGATTTATCTTAACATGTAATTATGTTGAAAAGATTATTGATCCAATTCAATCACGTTGTCAAACATTTGCTATTACGCCGCCAAATAAATCAGATGTTGCAAAGCGATTGGTTGCAGTATTAGATGAAAAAGGTGTTACTTATGATATCAAGGATATTGCGGCAATTATCAATGCATCATATCCAGATATTCGTCGTGCAATCAATGCAGCACAAGCATCAGTTGTTAATAACACGTTGCAATTAGACAAAGCAAGTGCAATACAAGCAAATTACATGACAGAAATATTGGAGATTCTTAAAAATTCAAAAGATAAAAAGGCATCGTTCAATAAAATACGGCAAGTAATTGCAGATAGCAAAGTACGAGACTTTACTCCAATGTATACTTTTTTATATGACAATTTAGATGATTTTGCACATGGTCATATTGCACCTTGCATTTTGATTATTGCAGAAGCACAATTCAAAGATGCAAATGTAGTAGACAAAGAAATCAATATAATGGCAATGTTTGTAAATTTATTAGGAGAATTATGAGTAAATTAAATGTTAATATTGGTCCAAATGATATGCAACCAATTAGTTGCAAAGAATGCGACGGAATGTATTTTCGTCAAGTAATGGCAATCAATAAAGTATCTAAATTTTTAACTGGTGCAGATAAAGACACAATGGTTCCTATTCCAGTATTTCGGTGTGATGATTGTGGTTGCATTCCGGAAGAGTTTCAACCAATTAAAGTTAAAAAGTAATGTCTATATCATATCACAAAAGCACAGTAACAGTTGTGTTTAAATCATCCAATCGAAGCAATGCAAAAACAAAAATGAAAACGTTTCGCAATAAATCTATAGATGATATTTTAGATGCAAAGCGTATTATTGGAGTACCAGATACGGCTGTAATTTTAGAATTAGGCATAGGCAAACAGTTAGAAGAACAATATCGTAAAAAATATAAATTATAATAAATGGCAGAAGAAAAGAAAGGTGCAACAATTTTTGATTTAATAAGTGGATTGACTGATAAAAAACGAGAATGGTCAAAATGGTCTGAAACGGATCAAAAGAAATTTTCTCCATTCATCGTAAATCGATGGTTATCGATGCGTATGGAATTAACGGAATTAATCAATGAATTCCAAACATATACAATTGGACAATTACGACCACAAGAAACTTATAAATTATATCACGATCTTCTGCCTACCAATAAAAGCTTTGCAAAATATATCAAAGGCAAATCAGAAGATAAGTATGATAAGGAATTGATTGCACAATTTGCAGAGCATTATCAAGTTAGCAAATTAGAAGCTGCAGATTATTTAGAATTAATGGATAAAATATCAATTGACCGCATTATTTCAATGTACGGATATAGTGATGGCGATAAAAAGCGAATGTTGAAAGGAATCAAATGAGTATAAATACACAATCACATTACAAAGGTAAGGATAGCCTTTATAAATTTGCAGAAGAGTGGGGATTGAATACCTACGAGTTCGATATCATTAAACGCATTGTAAGATGCCGTCACAAAGGTTCTTTTCAACAAGATCTACAAAAAACAAAAGATTTAATTGACATTTATTTAAAAGAACAATTGGATTCTAACAAATAATTTCTTATTTTATAATATGAAACAAGGAAATTATATCAATCCAGTATATAAACTAGCAATACGAGATGCACAAACTGTTCCTAGAAAGATATCTTATTCACAATGGTCAATGTATGAACGTTGTCCACTTTCTTGGAAGTTAGCATACATTGATGGTTTAGCTCCATTTCAAGCATCAATTGATACTGTATTCGGTACGGCATTTCACGAAACATTTCAACATTTCTTAACTGTAATGTATACTGAGTCTGTTAAGAAGGCAGAAGAATTAAATCTTCGATCGATATTGCAAAGTAAGCTTCGAGATGAATATGCTCGATGTGTGCAAGAAATGGGAGGACAGCATTTTTCTAATCCGTTGCAATTAGCAGAATATTTAGAAGATGGTGCTGCTATTTTACAATGGTTTTTGAAACGACGTTCACAATATTTTTCAAGCAAAGATTGGGAGCTTGTTGGAATTGAAATTGAGTTATGTCAACAAGCATCGGCCAAGAATACGTCAGTATATTGGTATGGATTTATCGATGTTGTGCTTCGTCATGCTCCAACCAATAAGATTGTAATTCTTGACATCAAGACATCGCGCAATGGTTGGAATAAGAATGCTAAATCGGATTCAATGAAAGCTGCACAGTTAGTTGCATACAAGAATTACTTTTCAGAGCAATTTGGTGTTCCTAAAGAAAACATTGATGTTGAATTTTTTATTGTTAAGCGCAAGATTGTTGAAGAATCAATGTTTCCACAAAAACGCATACAAAACTTCAAACCATCTGCAGGTTCGGTAACACAAAAGAAGGTGCAGCGGCAGATTGAAGCATTTGTTGAATCTTGTTTTGATGCCGAAGGCAATAAGAATGCTGATAGACCATATATGGCAATTGCTGGTAAAGGTTCTACAAATTGCAAGTATTGTCCTTTTAAAACTGATTATGAACGTTGTCCTAAAGAAAATAGGATTCGTGAATAAAATTCATTATAATAAGATATGATTAAATGGACACATAAACATGTATACGTTTACGAATTTGAAATGCAAAATCATGCATCTTGGGGTGGTAAACGTACGTGCGCAATGGAATATGCATTATGCACAAATGTAGATGGGCCCGATCATAAAGAAAATAGAAAAACATTGGAACAAATGCTTCGTTTAGTATACGGACATTATCCAAAAGGTGTTAAATTTGTACGAGATAGAAAATGAAACGAGTTGCAGTCATTGGAAATACAGATTGGCAAAACAAAAGAAAGATTCAAGAAACTCTTCAAATGTTAAAACGAAAGTTTGGAGATGATTTGATAGTAGTCGGTGCTGGTGGCAATGAAGGTGCAAACAATATGGTTAGAAAGTATGCATTAGAGTTTGGCGTACAATATGAAGAATATAATCCTTCATTTTCAGGACATAACATGTATTCAGCAATGCCAGAGTCATATTATGGCAAACCATATCATTTTTCGCAATTACATCATCGCATGCAACTTATTGCAGAACGATGTGATTACATGATGATTATGAGTAATCAAACGCAATTGGATCCGGTATTACAAACTGCATGGACTCGCACTAAAAAATTAAATAAACCGGTGGTTATATTAGGTTAAACCATATTTATAATAAAGTTACAAAGGATTAAATGGAGTTACCAAAGTTACAAAAGTTCGACCCGAACAAGCCCAAGAAAAAGAAAATTTTATTGTTAGCTGACGATTTCCGTTTGCCATCTGGCATTGGCACAATTAGTCGAGAAATTATTTTCAATACAGTACATCATTATGATTGGGTACAGTTAGGCGGAGCATTAAAACATCCAGAAGCTGGCCAGGCTTTTGATTTATCAGCACAAGTTGCAAAAGAAACAGGCATAGCAGATGCATCTGTTAAAATTATTCCATGGAATGGATATGGTGATAGAAACATCGTAATGTCAATTATTAATCAAGAACAGCCTGATGCAATATTTCATTTTACCGATCCAAGATATTGGACATGGTTGTATGCTATTGAACATGAAATTAAAACAACGTATAATATTCCTATTGTATATTATTCAATTTGGGATGATTTACCTTATCCGATGTGGAATGCACCATATTACGCAAGTTGCGATTTAATTATGGGTATTAGCAAACAATCAGATAACATTCATCGAGAAGTACTTACTCAAAATGGATTTGATGTTGTAGATTATGATTCAAATGATTCCGTACCGCAAGATGTAAAATGGAATCAAATTATTACAGGATTTGTTCCACACGGATTGAATCACAATACATTTAGTCCGGTATCACAAGATGATGCAACATATAAAGAAATGTATGCGCGTATTAAAACTAAAAATGATGTTGATTTTGTAGTGTTTTGGAATAACCGAAATATACGAAGAAAACAGCCAGGCGATTTAATATTAGCATTCAAAACGTTTGTAGATGGATTGCCAGAAGATAAAAGAAGTAAAGTTGCACTTTTAATGCATACGCAGATTGTTGATGAGAATGGTACGGATTTGCGTGCAATTCACAAAGCATTAGCACCAGATTGTAAAATACTATTTTCGGAACAAAAATTATCTCCGCAAGATTTAAATGCAATGTATAATGTTGCAGATGTAGTAGTCAATATTGGTAGCAACGAAGGTTGGGGACTTAGTTCAACTGAGGCAATGTTATCAGGAACGCCTATTATTAATAATGTTACTGGCGGATTACAAGATCAATGTGGGTTTACGGATGAAAATGATGAATGGATTCGTTTTGATGGTGAATTTGCAACAAATCATATGGGTAAATTCAAAAATCACGGCATATGGGCGAAACCAATATTTCCAAGTAATAGAAGCCTTCAAGGCTCTCCGCAAACTCCTTATATCTTTGATGACCGAGCTCGTTTTGAAGATATTGCTGATGCAATTCGTTATTGGTATGACACGCCGGAGACACTTCGCGAGTCAATGGGACATGCAGGACGAGAATGGTGTTTGAAAAATGGACTTACGGCAGAACAAATGGGTCAAAAAATGATTTCAATGATTGATTATTTATTCAAATCCAAATTACAAACGCGAGCAAGATATACATTACATAAAGTTACAACTAAAAAATACGAAAAAACAGGAATAGTATGCGCACAGTAGTTATAGCATCACCAGTAGCAACACAATCTGGATATGGTCATCATGCCCGAGAAGTAATTGCTAATTTTATTGAACAACGAGGTAAAGAATGGAACATTAAATTGCTTTCATTGCCATGGGGTCATACACCATTTACTTATCCAATTCCACAAGAATGGAATCAAAGAATTATTCCATTGCCATTAACATCGCAACCAGACATTTGGGTACAAATTACAGTACCTAATGAATTTCAAGCAGTTGGAAAATACAATATTGGCGTAACTGCAGGAACTGAAGGCGATATTTGTCCGGAGAAATGGATAGACAACTTAAATGCAATGCAAATGGTTATTGTTCCGAGTGAATTTACCAAACAAGTATTTATTAATACATCGCAAAAACATAATAAACCTATAACAACGCAAATCGAAGTAATTCCAGAATATTTTGATGAATCTGTGTATACAAACAATGTACAAACGCAATTAGAAATTTTAGATCAAATTCCAGAATCATTTGCATTTTTATCGGTTGGACATTGGTTACAAGGTCAAGTTGGGGAAGATCGTAAAAATATTAGTGGATTAATTCATTGTTTCTTCAATACATATAAAAATCAAAAAGATGCTCCTGCTCTTATATTAAAATCAAGTGGTGCTACATATTCAGTAATGGATAGAATGGAGATTGAAAATAAAATTGAACAAATACGAGATATGTTTGGTGATGCAAAATTACCTAACGTGTATTTGTTGCACGGAGATTTGGCTGATGAAGAAATGAATCTTTTATATAATCATCCCAAAGTAAAAGCAATGATATCATTTACGAAGGCAGAGGGATTTGGAAGACCATTATTAGAGTTTTCTACTACAAGTAAACCAATCATTGCTCCACACTATTCAGGTCCTGCAGATTTTCTTAAGAAAGATTTTATTTGTGCATTACCAGGTGGATTAACAGACATTCATGCATCAACTAGAAATGAATTTTTAATTGAAGGTGCTAAATGGTTTACTCCAGATTATGGATATGCCAGTAAAATGATGAAAGAAGTTCAAAAGAATTATAAAAAGTGGCAAGAATTAGCTAAACGCCAACGTTATTTTGTAAATTCAACATTTACTAAAACTGCAGTAGCTGAAGTATATAAAAAGGTGTTGAAAATCATAGATGGAAATTTACAATCAGTTCCATCGATGGTACAATTGAATTTACCTAAAATGAAAAAGGTAGATAATCAGCCAACTAAAATTACATTACCAACGTTGAAAAAAGTTGATGCATGAAAATAAGTTATGCTATTACGGTTTGTAATGAATTTTTAGAAATTCAACGACTGTTAGGAATTTTATTAGAACATAAACGAGAACAAGATGAAATTGTTGTTTTGTTTGATTCAAAAAATGGTACTCATGAAGTTCGCGAAATATTAAAACATTATTCTAAATTAAATTGGTATAAATGGCATGAATCAGAATTTGATCATCATTTTGCCAATTGGAAAAATAAATTAACCAGTTTATGCACAGGCGATTACGTTTTTCAAATTGATGCAGACGAAATACCTAATAAACTTTTAATTGATCATCTTCCTGATTTATTAGAACTTAATCCAGATAATGATGTATATTTAGTGCCTCGTGCTAATACGGTAGAAGGGCTGACCGAGGAGTATGTTCAGAAATGGGGTTGGCATGTAATGACTAACGGGCATATCAATTGGCCAGATTATCAATGGAGGATTTGGAAAAACAAACCAGAGATCAAATGGATCAATAAGGTGCACGAGAGATTGGATGGCTTTAAGACATATTCAATGCTCCCAGCAGATACACAAGCTTTTTGCTTATATCACCCAAAAACGATTGAACGACAAATAAAACAAAATGAATATTATGAAACATTATAAAGTAGGAATTATAGGTAATGGCTTTGTTGGAGAAAGCCAAGCATTTGCATTTTCACCAGTAGCGGAAGTACGCGTGCATGATATTAATCCATTGCGATCGACACATACAATTGAAGATATATTTGAATGTGACTTTGTTTTTGTGTGCGTACCAACGCCGATGCGCCGAGATGGGTCTCAAGATATATCGTATATTGAAAATGTATTTAACAATGTAAAACGTGGGCCAATTTATATTATAAAATCTACAATATTACCTGGAACAACAAAAAAATTATCAGATACATATTCCAATTTAGATATTATATTTAGTCCTGAATTTTTAACAGAACGTACTGCAAAATTAGATATGATGACACAGTCTCGTATTATTTTAGGCGGCGATGTAAAATTGACAAAACGGGTAGAAGATTTGTTTGCACAACGATTTATGAATCGACATTTTATTCATACCGATTCTACAACTGCGGAACTTATCAAATACATGAACAATACGTTTTTTGCAACTAAAGTATCCATTATGAATGAATTTAAACGATTAGCAACTGCATTAGATGCAAATTGGAATGATGCATTATACGGATTTGCAGCAGATGGCAGAATCGGAGATAGTCATTTACACGTTCCTGGTCCAGATGGCCGAATGGGATATGGTGGAACTTGTTTCCCTAAGGATGTTAATGCATTAGTTACATTAGGTAAACAATTAGGAACTCCAATGAATACGATAGAAGCAGGTTGGAAAACAAATTTAGAAGTACGTCCAGAACAAGATTGGAATGAATCAAAAGGACGAGCAGTAAGCGAATAATATGGCAACATTTTGGAGAACATATAACAATCAACTTTTTGATGTTGGCGAAGTTGATCAATTAGGATTTCATATTTCTGATGCATCATATATTCCTGATGAATATTTAAATGCACAAAATTTTGTTATTCTTCGTACATGTTTTGGAGTAGGCGATTGGGGAATTATATCAGCAATGCCTAGAAAATTAAAAGAACGGTATCCAGATTGTAAGGTTTGGATACCATCTGTTACATTGTTACGATCTATGTTTGGACATTTAGGACAAAATTGGTCATCATGGGATGATCCATTTCAAGTTGTTCATACAATATTTGATAATAATCCATATGTTGACGGATTTATTGATTCATTTGATGAAGATGTTTTTAACGACCATTATCGAATATATTCAGACATTGATGAACCATTGTTGCAACAAATGTTAAGATTTTGGCAATTTGATTCATATGATGATATCGAACCAGAATTATATTTTTCAGAAGATGAAAAACAATTTGGTGACAAGATAATTAAAAATCATTGCGATGGGGCATTTGGCACGTTACTTATATCTAATCGATACAACGGCGAAGGTCGAGATAGTATACAAAAAAAATTAGATGAATACAATTTACCAATGTTTTATTGGACAAATATTCCTGATACAAATTTTAAATTTATTCCGGCATTGGATATGAGATATATCAATACTAGAATACAATTATACATAAAGACTCAAGCTAAATTTAATGTTGGCAATCAAACGGGTATGAATGATACTATTGCAAAGTATGCACCAACATATACAGTCCCTAGAGGGACATTGGGTTCCAATATCATTAAAAGTGAAATTTACATATGAAAAAAGCAGTAGTATATACGGCAATTTTTGGTCAATATGATGAGTTGCCAAAGAATCCATTTATAGCAGATGATGTTGATTATATTTGTTTTACAGATCGCGAAATTAAATCAGATCTTTGGGACGTTCGATTGGTAGATACAATATATGAAGATACTACTAGAAATTCTAGAAAGTATAAAGCAGTACCGCATAGATATTTGCAAGAATATGAGTACTCTATATGGGTAGATGGCAATATGCAAATGGTTGGTGACTTTCGAGAATTATTAGATGATAATATATTTCGCACATACGATCATATGCAATGTTTTGATAAAAGAAATTGCATATACGAAGAAGCAAATGTAATATTGCAGTTAGGCCAACAAAATATGCAACGTAGTCCCGAACGAGGAATTCGTAATTGGAAAGATAACCCATATCTAATACAAGAACAAATCAAACGATATCAAGACCAAGGATTTCCTGCAAACTTCGGATTAGCTGAAACTAGTGTGGTAATTAGAAAACATAATGATCCAAACTGCATACAATTGGATGAAGATTGGTGGACTGAAATGAAATATGGTTCTAGGCGAGATCAATTGAGCTTAAATTTTGTTTCTTGGAAAAATAATATTATAATAGATTATATTCCAGGAGACGTTAGAAATAATCGTCATTTTGTAATGGTTAGCGGACATAAAGGAAAAAAATAAATGGCAAAATTTTTAAATGCAAATAAAGTTCTTTGTTTATCACCACATCCAGATGATATTGAATATGGTGCATTAGGCATCATGTATAAATTTCAAGATACGCAATTTGATATAATTACTATATCGATAGGTGGAAAATTTGATTCATCATCGGGACAAAATAGATTTGCAGAATGTAATTCAATTTGGGGACAATTATCTAATGTCCGCGGATCTTTTTTATTAGAAGATCATACTATAAATTTTGGATATGACCAATTGGTACATATGATTGAAACAAATCATGATATGTCACAATATGATTTGATAATGTTACCACCCGATGAAGATACGCACCATGACCACAAAAAAATTAATGTTGTCGGAATGGCGTTAACGCGAAAAGAAAAATGCGGTATCATTGATTATAAAACTCCAAGTACGTTAGAAACATGGGTACCTAATTATTTTGTAGATATAACAAGTTATATGGATGAGAAAATTATTCAATTGCATAAATTTAAAACTCAGTCAAAACATTTATATTTTACTCCGGAAGTAATCAAAGCATTTCATACAAATTATCAAAGTGCTAGAAGAGGTTTCGGGTATGTAGAAACTTTTAAAATACATAGGATTTATAGTTAATGAAAAAAATATTATTTATAACATCGCAATATCGTGTAGGAGAACGTATATATCCTATAATTCCTGAACTTGCAAAACAATATGAATTGCATTTGTTAAAAACATATCAAATGCAAGATTCATTTAAATGGACGGGCGATAATGATTTGCGAAAAGTATTTGATACTCAATATTCAAAATATTTTACAGAAACATATTCTGGATTTTGCGATTCATCAAAATATGATTTAATTATATCCGATGATAATCGAGCTACCCCTAAAACATCATTAGACAGTATTTATAAAAATAAACGTTGTCCATTGATTGCATGTTCGCATGGCAATGAAGAAAAAAAATTTACAGTTAATGCATATAAAAAAGCATATGATTATTGTTTTGTTTTTGGTTCAAAAGAACATCATGAAGATTGGTGTATAGGCGCCGGGATTCCATCTAATGATATGTTAAAACAATATCAACATGTTGATAAAAAACACATTCTAGTAATTGTTAATTTTTTAGGAAATCGAAGTGCACCATTTGATGTCAAATTTGACGGTCATATATTCAATCATGAATCTTTAAAAAAATTACAAGAAAAATACAAGTTGCCTGTTGCAATTAAATTAAAGAGTCGAGCTGATGAACAATATGCAAACAACATTCAATACTTAATAAAAATCATCAAAGATTTAAATTATAAAATATTTATAGATGTAGAAGATGATAATCAACTAATAGCCGAAAGCGTTTGTGTTATTTCTGCTCCATCAACCTTTGCATTGAAACCAATACAAATGGGAGTGCCAACAATTCTAATAAAGAATAGCGGGCAAACAGGAGTATTTTATGACTATGATGGAATGTTTGATTTAAATGATGATTTTTTACCATACATAGAAAATTATCAGCGAAAAACAAAATTTATAGAACAAACCATTGCTGGCGGCGTTGATTATACTAGTACGCAAACTATGGTTACGCAAATACAACAAATATTAAACTAGTTATGACAATAGAAGAAATATTACAAGATATCGGTGAAGATAAGAATCAAAACTTAAGTACTACATCATTTAAATTTAAACAAGACGTTTGGAATTTCTTTCAAGGTTTTAAAGATAAAACGGCTGTCGAATTTGGAACAAACAAAGGACAGACTACTAAATTATTATCACATTTATTTAACAAAGTATATACAGTTAATATTAATGATAACCAAGATGCAATACAATTAAATTCTGGAATAGATAACATTGAATACATATGTTATTTTGATTTATATTCTAGCAGACAATTACCCATATCTGAACCGGTTAGCATGTTCTTTTTAGATGCAGGTCATCGATATGAAGAATTAATACAAGATATAAATCGCGTTACATCAATGAATTGTGATACTGATTGTTATTTGTTATTCGATGATTATGGATCTATGATTAATTTAGGTATTAAACAAGCAGTAGACGAAGCCGTTGCCATAGGAGCTTTAGAAATTATACAATTCATTGGACATGATACGGGATATAATTTTGGAAATGCAATTAAAGGCGGTCCGGATAGAATTTTATTAGATAAAGAAGGAGTGATAACAAAAGTAATTTGGCATTAATATGATAACAATAAAAGAATTAGGAACTAAACCAATTGCAATTCACGGCAATGGTAATAGTAAAAATGAAAGCGTATATAATACATTGAAACAACGACAATTTGATAGAAGTGTTGATTCTATAAAAAATAACTTTACCTTTATAAGTTGGAAAGGCGGAAACATTGCAGGGCGAACAACTATATTAGAACAATCGGCTAATCAATATGGATTCAAAGTATTAAATTTAGAATGGAAACCAACTGATGGTTTTTGGAAAGGTACGCAACAAAAAATGACAACTACATTGAATGCAATCAATTCTGGTCAAATAACTACCGAATATGTTTTTTGGTTAGACAACACTGATGTATTTTTTATTGATAGCCCAGATGCGTTTTTTGAAAAATATAAACATGTATATGGGAAATATGATTTTGTATGGAATGCAGAAAAAAATAATTTTCCAACTACTAGTCACGGCAAATGGTTAAATAGTAAAAAAGGTGCTCCTGCTAATATCGATGATAAACTTAATCAAGTTATACAGTATGATGAAACATTTAATTCAAATTGGAAATATATGAATTCGGGTGCAGGTTTTGGAAAAACATCTAGTTTAAAACAACAATTGGAAATTGCAATTTCATTAATGGGAACATCTAGATTAACTGATCAAGCATTGATGCGTATTGCGCAACATGAAATGCGAGATACTACAATTGTTGATAGATTATGTGAATTATTTGTCTGTTGTTGGGGCGTAACTGATAAGGAGGTAACTTATGCATAACATATCAATATATCTTTCTTCTAGAAACAATTATACATTGTTAGAAGAATTTATTCAAAGAAATCCAAAATTATCTAAATATTATTTTGTCAATGTAGATGATCATTCTGAAACAGAACAAATAACATTGGGTAAGCATATATGCGAAAAACATGGAATTCCATTTATTACCAATAAAGCCCGCGGATTGCAAAACGCAGCACAAACCATGATAGATCATTTGCGAGAAACAAATAATCAATCTAAGTTTATTATATGGATGACTCACGATTCTAATATCATAACTCCAGACTTTTTTGAACAGCTGGAACATTTGGTTTCAACAAATAAATTAGATCAATTTGGCATAGTTGGGTTTAATATTTTAGGACCGCAATGTAGCGTTAATAACGAACAACGCATACGGGCAGATCGATGCGGTATGATAGGTCGTGCTACATTAATGGATTTGCCAGGCAGAGGTGGATGGTATCGCACCCCCGATATGCAATTACAATGGGGCGTATGGGGCGGAAATAACGCGATAGCCGTAGAATCTCCAGTAGATATGGGGTTAGCTATCAACGTAGATTTATTTGAACGTTATATTAAAGTTTCGGATAACTATCATTTGTTTTGTGCATTTGATGATATATGTATGCAATTTATGGAAAACGGAATTTATAATGTTACATTGCCATTTTTACAAATTTGGCACGATCAACATATAAAAGAAGGTAAAGTTCCAGTTAAATCAGCCCGGGCTGCACAACAAGGAGATTCAAAACATTTTGGAGATTATGGTCCGCATTTTGAATATTGGAAAAGACGATGGGGCTGGGAACGAGATAATTTTAGAAAAACATTTCCAATAGATCAATATAAAAATACATTGTTTGAAAATTTCTATATGCATAATTACGAACATGGTCCGTTAAAGGTATTTGAACTATGAGAATAGGCGTAATTACTCCAGTACGGCATTTAGTTGGAATTACTGAATTATTATCAACTAAAGGAGATGTATTTTATTTAGAATTAGCCGATAAACAAGAAACACGGCAGTTTTTATTACAAAATAATGTTGATGTTATTTTATGTAATCCAAACCAACAAACGTATAAAATTGATTCAGAACTATTAGATTCAACTGCAGTTAAATTAATTAATACCTGTTCAACGGGATTAAATCATATTGACATCGAATATTGTAAAATAAATAACATTGCCATTTATTCATTAACTAATGATTATGATTTAATTAATCAGTTACCATCTACTGCAGAATTAGCATTTGGATTAATGATTTCATTGTTGCGAAATATTCCAAATAGTATCAATCATGTTAAACAATACAATTGGGACTATACTAAATTTGTTGGTAGGCAAATAAAAGATTTAACAATTGGAATTATTGGATATGGTCGATTAGGTAAGATGATGTTTAATTTTTGCGAAGCATTTGGAGCTAACGTATTAGTATATGATCCATATGAAAAAGCAAATATGGATGATGCATTTTTATTAAATCATAATGCATCGATGGATAAACTTGCCAAACAATGTGATGTAATATCATTACACGTACATGTTACTCCAGAAACTAAATATATGATTGATTTTGACTTTCTTGGAAAATGTAAAAAGAAACCTTATATTATTAATACATCGCGCGGCGAAATTGTTAATGAATTAGATATCATATTAGCATTGGAACAAAATTTAATAACTGGTTATGGCACTGATGTTATAGAAGATGAATTTGATGATTTAAAAAATTCAATTATCATTAATGCAATGAATAATGGAAAAAATATTATAATAACACCACATACTGGAGGAATGACTTTAGAAGGACAACAACAGGCATATGAGTGGGCAATAAATAAACTAAAAGGAATAATATGACAAGTTTTGGCAAAGATAGATTTCCAAAAAAATATCAAACGCATGTTGGAATGTCAGCAGGCAAAAAATTACACAAAAATTCGATAGAATTGGTAGACATTTTAAATAAACATTTAATATTAAAAGACAATATTAATATCTTTGAAATGGGCGCTGGTCCATGTAGAAATTTATATTATATACATAAATCAAATAATAGTGTAAATTTATACTGTAATGATTTATTCTATGACGCGTCTTTTAGTGATATGCATAATGATATTAAAAATAAAGTTATTTTTCATGAAGGTGACTCCGAAGAAATATTTTCTACATGTAAAGTAAAAAATATTGATTTACTTTTAATATCAGATCATATGATGCATTTACAGTATGAAAAAGCTGAGAATATAATTACTAATATATTAGAATTATGGAATCCTAAATATATACTGTTGCGCGAAATCAAAAAAGAGGGTGAAGCTGTAACTCATCCGAAATTATATCATAGATATGATAGATTTTTAGAAAAATATTTTATAATAGAAGATACATCCAGTACACAAGATAATTTATATTTTATATGGCTACTAAAGAAAAAATAAAAATATTGGTTATAATACCAGCAAAATTAGATTCTACAAGATTAGAACAAAAAAATATTCAAACCATTAATGGTAAAACATTAGTAGAACATTCTATCGAATATGCTAAACACAGTAAGCACGATCCTACAATTGTAATATCGTCAGAAAGTCCTGAAGTATGGGATATTGCATTACGAAATGATGTATTATGGACAGCTCGCCCCAATCATTTATTAGGCGATGCTGAAGTTACAGATGTATACATTGATTTTTGTAGTAAAATTGAAGATGGCAAATATGATTTAGTTGTAGCATTGCAACCAGATAATCCAGATAGAGAACATGATTTAGATACATGTATTGATTATATGATTAGTAATAACTACGATGATTTGATTACAGTTAATCCATCATATAAACGTAGTGGGTCTGTGCGTATTTTTAAATTTTCATACATAAAAAATGGTTTAGTTAGTAAACGAATCGGTGCAATGCGAGATTCGGCAACAGATATTCATTACACCGAAGATTTAGAAATCGTTAAACAAAAATTATAACATGATTAAAATAATAGCAGAAATTGGATGGAATCACTGCGGTGATATGACATTGGCAAAAGAAATGATACAAGCAGCTGCAGATAACGGAGCTGATTATGCAAAATTTCAAACTTGGTCTGTTTCTAGATTAAAGTCCGGAGAATGGGATTCAGATGGTCGCAGACAAATTTATGAACAAGCAGAATTAACATATGAACGGCATCAAGAATTAATTTCATATTGTAATAAAATTGGAATTGAATTTTTATCATCAGTCTTTAGTATACAAGATGCCGAGTTATTAGTACAGTTAGGTTGTAATTCAGTTAAAATACCTAGTTTTGAATCTAGAAATATAGAATTGATAAAATTTTGTAATGAGAATTTTCAAACCGTATTTATGTCTACAGGCACATCTACGTTAGATGAAATTAAACATAGTATAAGTTTTTTCAATTCTGCTACGTTGTATTTAATGCATTGCGTTTCGGTATATCCTGGTTCATATGAAATTGCCAATTTACCAAAAATGATTGAATTGCAAAAAATACACAACCTAATTGGATACAGCGATCACATTCAAGGTATTGAATCTGCTAAAATTGCAATTGGATGTGGTGCAATTGTAATAGAAAAACATTTCACGATAAACAATGACTTACCAGGTAGAGATAATAAATTTGCAATCTTACCTGCAGAATTGCTTGGATTACGTACATATATTAATTATATTAATAGTATGATGATCGATCATGGTACAGGTTACAATGCATTGGAAACAACATCGAGAAACGAATATGCTGGTAGATTCAATGGTTAGTGTTATTATACGAAATCGAAATGAACAAGAATATATTGGATTTGCTATTCAATCTGTTTTAGATCATATACCTAACTCGCAAATTATTATTGCAGATAACGCATCCAATGATGCATCAATTGATATCGTTAAATTGTTCGATGCTGATATATCAATTATCAATATTGACAATTATACTCCAGGCATTGCAATTAATTCTGCAATTGAATTGTGCAAATATGATACTATATTAATTCTATCTGCACATGCTCAACTCGTTAAATATGATTCAACGTTAGTTAAAACATTATTACAAAACAATGCTGCAGTATTTGGAAAACAAACACCAATATACAAAGGCAAAAAGATTACACGTACTGATATATGGACTCATTTTATTGATACGGAATGTGTCAATATGTTTTCTAAAATAGAAGACAGACCATTTTTACATAATGCATTTTGTTTTTATAACAAACAAGATTTATTGAATACGCCAATTGATGAAACATTACCAGGTAAAGAAGATAGATATTGGGCATTTGATATTTTAGGTAAACAACAACAATATATGTATACGCCACAATTGGAAGTAAATCATTTTTATACTAACAATGGGGCAACATGGAAAATAATATGAAAAAAAATATAATTGTAATTCCGTGGATTGATCGAGACGAAACAATCGTAAAAGGTCAATCTGTAACTGCACCTAGAAGTGCAGGATATGAATGGGGTGTTAAATCATGGGAACGATGGGCAGCACAAAACAATGCCGAGGTATTCATACTTAAAGATTTAATATGTCCTGAATCTGAAATGTTAATTAGTTGGCAACGTTGGTATGTTTTAGATATATTAGAACATAACGGAATTGAATACGATCAAGTATTAATCGTTGATGCCGATTCAACAGTTCATCCTTCTTGTCCTAATATTTTTGAATTAACTGACAGAAAATTAACATCTGTAGCCATCGAGGGTGACTATGAATGGGTATCTAGAAATGTAACATCATATTCTCAGAAATTTTTAGGTAAACAATGGGGAATGGAATTGCATGATTATCATCAATGTGGTTATGTTATTTTAAATGAAACGCACAAAGAATTTTTATCTAAATTAACAAAATTTTATTGGGATAATAAAGATGCAATAATAGAATCATATTCTCAATTTAGAGTAGGAACAGATCAGGGCTTATTCAATTTATTGCGTACGGAATGGAATGTGCCTACAAAGATATTGCCTAGACAGTATAGTATGATGGATGTTTCTAGAAAGAATTTAATTTACTTTCATCCACATCATTGGTGGCAAGATACTTTAGATAATTTAGCACACGCAGCATACGTAGTACAATGGAATGCTATACCAGAAAACCCAATGCAACGATACAGAGAATATTGGTTAGAACGTGCATATAAAGAATGGTGGGGTAATGAATAAAAAAATTATATTTTTAACGGAAATGGGATTTTCTGGACCAATACCCAGAACTCACGATAATATGCGAGTAGAATTTGCGCAAATGTGTGCGTTAGGTGCTATGCATTGGCCAATGTTGTCAATGGATACTGTAACCGATCATTATGATTATGCAATTCTATTAATTGGAAAAACTAATTCATTTCGAGATCAAATATTCAATATCGATGTAGTATCAAAAGCAAGGCGCTTTGCAGATAAAGTATATTTTATGCAAGAAGGTCCAAGTTGGATTTTTCAAGATATGCCATTGCAACATCAGTTTTATCATTTTAATATTTTAGCATCTGTTGATGGAATATTAACTGAAAACAAAACAGATATTTCATATTTTAAAGGACTTAATCCAACGATACCTATTACGGATATCCCATCATTAATGATAGAAGATTCAGTTCAATCTTTGCCAACCGTTGAACGTAATGGTGTAGTGATTGGAGGAACATTTTGTCGATGGTATGGTGGCTTTGATAGTTATATTGCAGCAATGGATTTTGAACAACCAATATATGCACCTAGTATGGGTAGGAAAAAACCAGAAGAAGATTTAATTGAAAACTTATCATTCTTACCTTACATGAATTGGGTGCAATGGATTTACAAATTAAATGAATTTAAATACGCAATACATTTAATGCCAACGTTTGCAGCTGGAACATTTGCAATGAATTGTTCATATCTAGGAATTCCTTGTATTGGCTATGATGAGGTAGATACTCAAAGAAGTTTGCATCCGTCGTTATCAATTGAATCAGGAAATTTGGAATTAGCAAGAAAATTAGCTAAATTATTAAAAGATGATAAAGATTTCTATAATGAATGTTCTAATCAAACTAAACAATTGTATGCGGAACATCATTCAGAAAATAAATTTATAGAACACATGAAAAAAGTATTTATATGAAAACAAAAGTAGTAGTTACAGGTGGTGCTGGATTTGTAGGGAGTAATTTAGTTGATAAATTAATTGAACAAGGATATAATGTTACAATCATAGATAATTTATCTACCGGAAAATTAGAAAATTTGAATCCTAAGGCAACATTCATGTTTGCAGATTTAAGTAGCATCGACCAAACCATATTAATTAATTTATTAACCGGGGTAGATACAGTTTTTCATTGTGCAGCATTTCCTAGAGTTCAACCATCTATTCAAGATCCATTAACATCGAATAAAGCAAATGTAGATGTAACATTAAAAGTTTTGATGGCAGCACGAGATGCTAAAATACGAAGATTTGTATATAGTGCATCTAGTTCAGCATATGGCGATACGGATATTATTCCTACTAATGAAATGGTACCTACTAGTCCAATGAGTCCATATGGATTGCAAAAATTAATTGGCGAACAATATTGTACAATGTTTCATGCATTATATGGATTAGAAACTGTATCTTTAAGATACTTTAATGTATACGGAGATCGTATGGCAACCGAAGGAGCTTATTGTACGGTTATTGGAATATTTAGCAATCAACATGTACAAAATAAACCGTTAACTATAACTAATGATGGCGAACAGCGAAGAGATTTTACATATGTAGACGATGTTGTAAATGCTAATATATTAGCTATGAAATCAAATAATGTTGGAAAAGGTGAAGTCATCAATATTGGCAATGGTAGTAATTATTCAGTTAATGAGGTTGCTGATATGTTCGGTGGAGAAAAAGTTTATAATGAATCTAGATATGAACCTACAGTAACATTAGCTGATAATAGTAAAGCAAAAAAATTATTAAGTTGGGAACCGACGGGAAATTTAACTGCATGGTTGACAAATTATATTAAAGGTTTACAATAATGAAGATTTCGATAATTCAACCAAGTAGAAACAATTTAAAGTATCTTAAATGGTCATATGATGCTATTCGTAAAAATCAGGGAGAGCACGAAGTAGAAATTTGTGTTGCAGATGATTTTAGTGATAAAGACGGCACATGGGAATGGTGCGTTGAAATGATGGCAAAGGATCCACATTTCAAAGCAATTCGAAATGAGGGTCCTACTCGGTTAGGACATACAATATTATATGATCGATTAGTTAATGAAGTAGCATCCCATGATGTTTGTATGATATATCATGCTGATATGTATTTATGTCCTATTGCGTTAGATGAAATTGAACGTAATATAGGTCCTAAAAAAATCGTGTCACTTACAAGAATAGAACCACCGTTACATCCACCGGGGCCCGAAAAGGTGTTAATGGACTTTGGTATAGAACCAGAACAGTTTAATGAAAATGATTTTTTAGAATGGTTTTATAGAGAAGTTCCAAAACAGCATAATAAAAAATATACCATTGGCGTATTTGCACCATGGGCTTTTATGAAATCAGATTTTCAAGAGATAGGCGGCCACGATCCTTTATATGCTCCTCAATCAAAAGAAGATTCGGATATTTTTAATCGATTCCAATTAAATGGTGTTGAGTTTATTCAAACATGGGAAGGTTGCGTATATCATATGACCTGCAGAGGTAGTAGATTTAATCCAGAATTAACTACACCTGGTAAAAATAGTACAGAGTGGGAAATGCAAAATTTAAAATCTACTAGAAATTTTATTCGTAAATGGGGACATTTTTGCAAACATGATGCATTACTAAAACCAATCATTCCTAGTAAATATGGAATTGCATTTCGCGTAGAAAATTGTTCGTATGAATTATTACGTACATTAGAACCATGGTGTGATAGAATATATTCGGATGCAGATTGGATGAAATATATAACGTTGGAACAACCCAATACCAAATTTGATTTGCGAAATCGTTGCCATTCATTAACTGATACGGATCGATATGATTATGATGATATTATTATAGAAATAAACGGAAATCGTATTACGAATCAAGATTTTGATATCATACAAAATTTATCAGCAATTATACAAGATTCTGGCGATATTGGTACCTTTACATTGGGTAACTTAAAAATTACAATTATTTCTATGGAAACGTATGAAAAAGATTTAATTGTTTGTAAAAAATAATTCTCATTGGTTTGTTTGATTTGTTATATTTATATGAAAGTAACAATTAAACGGGAGATATAATGGGAGGATTTAAACAAATCTTTAAAGATTCGAATGATTACAATGAAAAAACTATTATTGGATTTATGTCATTTGCAGTTATGACACTTGCAATGGTTGTAGATTTAATAACAGGGTATTTTGGTAACGAATTAAAATTAAATGAATACATTTACAATTCATTTGTTATCGTAACATTAGGAAGTTTAGGAATTGCAGGTTTAGAAAAATTTGCAGGAAAAAAATCACATACTGAAAATAACGAAGAAATATAAAGGTTAACAATGTCTTATACAAGAGAACAAATTGAAGCTACCGTAAAAGCTAAAAGCTATGCTTGGTTTGAAGGTGCAAAGAATTATGATGTAAACATCGTAGGAGTTAGAA